AAAACGTTGCGTAAGCCGTCCAAATTGCCTGGCCCTAGTGTCACTACTTTTACCGAAAAATTCATGGTGACGATGTTGTAGTTAAAGGCGTCAAAACTGGGTGCGTCAATGAACACGCAGGGTGGGTTGATCTTCTCAGGGTCAAACACCACACGCAAACCTGTGATGGTTGCCAGCGTTGTCGCTAGGTCATCTATGGCTTCATTGAACAGGTCGGTGTAAACAGTCATTACGCAACCGCTGGCCGTGGGATACCGGCTAACTGTTTGATTAACGGCGACAGGCCCGACACTGCAGCTGTGCCCATATCGCTAAAACTTGCGAATTGGTCAATGGCGCCACGCTGTCTGTAAATCGAGCCACCCATCATAATCGTGGCTAGCTCTACATCTGCACTGGGGACAACGGTCAATTGGTCGGTATAGCCAGACTCTTGACGCCTACGAAAAATGAAATTGTTGGCGCTGTTAGCACACTGAGTCAAGAAAGCCGTTTCGTCAACACCAGCCAAAGCAATTCCTAGCCAGGTGCCAATCTGTGTGCCCGTAATCCACGTACAAGTTTCGGTAAAAGTTAGGGTGCCAGGTGGGATAGCGGCACTTCGGTTTAGATCGTCATCGGCGTCATAAAACAACACCTGATTTGGAATCGGTATTGCATAGTCAAATGTGAGATCACCGCTACTGGTGACACCAGTAAACAGGTATGGGGGCAAGTCGTAAACCGTGTGTGTGCCGTTCAGGCCGTGACCTACACCTGCAATAGTGAACGATTGACCCAAACCCAGTTCGGGTTCCGTCAGCGTTTGAACAACTGCGTAATTGTCCAAACGCTGATGGAAGATAACAGAATAAACAGCCATGGGCGGCTAACCGCCTTTCGACTAAGCCTGGGTGATTTTACGAATCATGCTCGAGTTAGCAGCAAAGGTTGCTGCATAACCAAACATTGACATGGTGCGTGAAACGGTGCTGGGGTTTTCAACCGAAAGCAGGCCACGGTCAGCACGGTAAATTTCGTAAGCGTTAGCGTTAAAAATCACCATGGTCTTAGCGGCGAAATTGCGGTCTACGATGATGTTCAAGCCCAACGGGTTCATACCTGAGTATGAAACAGCAGAACCAGCGCCAAGGGTGTTTTGACCAACAAGGCCAGGTGCACCGATGGCTGGGAAAATCGGGCGCTTGTTGTCGTCTACGAGTTGACCAATCAAGCCCCAGGTTGCTGGGTCGACAGCAATGTGGGTTGGCAAGAAGTTGGTTGCAGCTGCTGAAGTAACAGCACAATCGTAAATTGACTTGATCAAGTCTTCGGGGGTCAAGTTCCAAACACCATCTGAAGAAGCGGCGGCCACAAGGTTGTCACAAGCGAAGTTGTCGATAGCCAAAAGGTACTGGCCTGCCAAGTCCTGCATGATGACTGCCATAGCGGCTGGGTCAGTGAAGTCAACAGTTTGGTACGAAAGGGTGGTGGCACCGGCAAACGTTTTTTTGGTGACGGTGTTGGCGGCGATAACGCTGGTGGTTGCTGACACGGGGTCAAGCTGTGCGGCCTGCTCTGTGACAGTCGGGTGGGTTGTCCATGTTGGGCGAATAAAGGTTGAACCAGTTCCGCCACCAGGCATTGCCCTTGTCCCGACGGCTGTCAACAGGGGAGCAATGTAGTTGATATCCGCAAAAACTGGGCCGAGCAACGGCAGGGGCACAATACCGCCCACATTGCTGGACACTACATCGCCAGCTGCCGCTTCAATCGGTGACTTGTGGTAAGCACGGTAATCTTCCCAAACTTTGTTGGCGTTAGCGGCTTCGATACCGCCCTTGTGGATTGCGGCCATGAATTCAAAGGCGCTGGGCAGGCGTGGTTCACGCTTTGCCTGGGCAAAAATTGGTGCCGTGGGAATTACGGTTTCTTCAACAACTGCGGGGCTGGTTTCCATTTTGGGTTCTTCCTTTGGTGTTTCGACTTGTGGCGCTTCCGCCGCTACTTGACTGATCGTAGCACCAGCAAAAGCAGGCGTGGGGACAAGGGAAAGTTCTACCCAGTCAGCCGCCAAAATTGTCATGTTGCCTTCGTCGTCGTACTTAAATTCTGTGGGGTTGACACCAACTGAAACGCTGTCAATAACACCGTCAGCTGCGAGCACTAACGCTTCGTCGCCGGCACGTGTGTTTGACACTTTGGCTGTGAAGTACATGGCCTCTGGGCTGTCGACACGCTCTGAAACCAAACCAACCGCCTGGGTTGAATCGTGGTACATGTAAAGGCGTGGTGCTTTGCCTTCAACGGGCAAACTGCCTGGTGCGAATTGCACGGTGGTGCCATCGCTGACAGTTGCGAAAGTGTTGTAAGGCACTGCAATGCCAGTGATTGTTCGGCGTTCTTCACCGTCTGGGCCTGCAGCTTCTACAGCGAATGTGTTTGAAGTAAATCGAATCATGCCAATTCTTCCTGTGTGTTTTCTTGTGGTTGTGTTTCTTCAGTCATTGGTTCCATGACTGCGTACTCTTCTTTTTCTGTTTCTAAAAACTTGTCGGTATCCCATTTAACATAGGTGCCACGAGGCAACTGTTGTGACAAGGCGGCCACGATTGCTTCGGCGTACATTGACAGGCCGAAAGTCCAAAGGTCAGATTTGGCGCCCTGGCTATTTGTGTAGGCGTAACTACCTGTTGAAATACCCAATAGATACGGGGGTACATTGCACAAGTTGGCAATTTCACGACTTTGATATTCGGCGGCGTCAATCAACAACATTTTGTCGGGTGTTGCGTTGGTTTCTGTGTATGTCAAAAATTCGTTTAGTGCGGCTGTCTGATTGGTTGCACGTGCCTGGTTAAACGCTTCGGCCAGTGCGGCCAATTCGGTTGCTGACAATGGTTCACCGCCAGTTTGTTTGAGTACACCAGCAGGGATTGCACTAGAGCTGTTGCGGTATCTGGCTTCTTCTAGTTTTAGTGACGTTGCAATAGTTTGTTCTGACATGTAGATCATGCCTTGTGTTGGGCTGAAGATTTGCACAACATCTTTGGGGTCGATGGCGCCACCGTTGAAATAGATTTCTTTGCTTTTACCGAACCACACTGGTGGGTTTGCGTCGGGCGTCGTAATTGAACCTTGCGGTAAACGGGTGGCGCTGGCCATGTAACCGTCTTTGGTTCGACTTGTGATGTAAAGAAAGCACCTTCCAAACATGAAAAGGTCGTCAAAAATCCAAGGAAATAAAAAGTTGTTTGGCATTTCGGGGTCAAGTTGGCGTAGCCAGGAACGGGGCGCCAATGGCACTTCTTCCATTTCGCCTTCTTCTTCATTCCAAACTTCGGTACACATTTTTAGTTTCATGCTGGCCAGCGGTGAAGCCATTAGGTCACGGGAACGGGAAATGGCGGCAACGGACATTGCACGATTACGCATGACGCCTGCCTGGTATGACCACCAGTCACCAATAAGGTTTGGGCCTGCGACTTGTGAAGAATAGTAAGCACCACCAACTGCAGCTGCTTGCACGGTTGGTTCAGACTGGGGCGAAATCTGCGCCTTGTTTACTTTGTTACTTGTAAATAATCCCATGGTGTTTTCCTATCGGGGGGTGTCCCTGCCCTGCCCGACGCAGGACAGGGACTAGACAAACATTAGCGTGACGCAGGTTCACGGTGTCCTTGAGACAGCAAACATGGGTTTGCCAACAACCTTTGGCCGTGAACTTTCGGCAATCGCCCACGCCATGCACCGGCACAGCTCTATTGGGCCTGGCGATTTTTGCGAGCTAAGAACGACGCCACCGCCCGTTTTAGTTAGCACCGCACGGTTGACATGTTCAGCCAAAGCAAGTTCGCCACGGTGCCGCACCTTGCCTTCCACAATCATCTTTTGAATTAAGCCCGAATACTTCAGTAACTCGCCGTAACCAATGACGCTACTTCGACGTTCCAAATGTTTCGGCAAATGCAAATGCAAGGCTGGCGTAATAACCAGACTGGTGGCCGTGTCTGCCATGACCCGTTCTACTTCTTCCCACATGGCGTCTTCGGTGTCCACCATGAATTCGACACACACATGCGCTTTGGATTCAAGCACTGATGACCTGACGCCCACATAACGCCCGTCTGTTAGGTCGGTGTCAACAGCAAGCACGCCACCAGGCGGCATAGGTTGATCAGTTTTTTGTTTGTCCCAAATGTTTGGTTGAAGCCAGGCACCACGGGCAGACACCCACATGTTCAAGTGGGCACGCAGAAACGAATCTTTTTTGCTGACAGCCCTAAGCGCTTCAATTGTCACGGTTTGCCCCATCGCTGGGTTGGCCATTTCCCAATTGGTTTCTAATCGGGGGTCACTGCCTGGCTTCATGCTGTATTCAGCAAAATACAAACTTCCAGTTGTGCCGGTATCTATCTCACTAATCGCCTGTTCTCTAAACGCAATCATGGCGGCGCTTGACTCATCGCCAGCGGTAGACCACATAGACAACAACGGTGACTGCCTAGCAATCTGACTAGGCCGTAACGCTTCATCGACTACAGCTGCTGAAATGTTCCAAAGTTCGTCAATCACAATTAGGTCATAACTACCGCCGTGCAGGTTTGGTGTTGCAGCTCTAACTTCCCACGTGGAACCGTCGGGCATTTTTACGGATTTACGGCCCATAGCGTTGGCGGCTTTAGCCCCGAATTTGTCAACAAGTATTGGGGCGATAAAACCAAATATGGCTTCGGCACGGTCAAGTTTGTTAGCCACCGAAAGCACCGCCTGGGGCTTCCCACGCATAGACGCCAGTTCAGTGATCCACCAACCAATCATGGCTTGCAATGCAACAGACTTGCCCTGCTGTCTAGCCGTAGATACCAAAGCTTCACGAAACTGCAGATTGCCTAAACCGTCATGAGACAACTGGCCAGCAATTACATGCTTTTGCCAGGTCATTAGTTCAATGCCCATATGCAAAGAAGCCCACTGGGAAATCCCCTCCCCAAAATTGTGCTGATTTAAGCCAACTGTTTCGAGTCGTGGTAAATGCTTTTCAACCACGGCTAGTTCGGGCTGGTTACCGCCAGTTTCCCCCAAAATGTTTTCTAAGCA